GAATGGATAAGGCAACAGCCTTCTAAGCTGTAGATTCTAGGTTCGAGTCCTAGTCGGGGTACCATTTTGAATCTTTTTACTGCCTTACTTGTAAATTATTGGCGGCAAAAACTTAAAAATTTATTTTTTAAAGAGCAGTGTAATTGTAAAGTATGTGTGAATGCTCGCATTGCAAAAAAGAATTCGAAGAAACAGAGTTGACTTGGGTGCAGAAAGCTGGTAAACTTTCTCTGCTTTGTAAAAAGTGTTACGAGCAAATCTTTAAATAAAAAAAATATGTTTATAGAATTAACAGAAATAGTAGCGGAAGGCATCGGTAGACTCTCTAATCCGGAGAGAAAAATTGTTGTCAACGTAAATAAAGTTCAGACTTTCTACGCAGACTCAACAGAGAGAACTGTAATAGAACTTCGCAGAAGCTCCATAAGGGTAAAAGAAACTTATGATGAAGTAAAAGAGCTGATACAAAGTTAATCTGTTTCATCTTCTAAATACCTTCAAGGTATTTCACCAAGACAACAGAGCAACAAAGCCGCTCTAGTTCAAATAGTAAATACTCCAGAAGTATTTCACTAACTCACTAGGGCGGCTTTATACTTCTTCAGTATTCATTATTATTTCTTTACCGTCAGGATTTACCATTTTTGTAACGTAATAGTCGGTGCCTCCTATATTTTCTACGATAGTGAATATTGCCGACCTATCTGTACCTACAGTTGGCGCCGCTCTACCGCTCACAACATTAAACTGAACAGTAGGAGCGTCATGTATGATGGTAAATCTGCTAGAAGTGGTAAAGTTGTCAGTTAGCAGGCCTTCTATTTTTATCTCCGCGTCTTGCCCCTCTGTTATCGTAAATTGAGGAACGGTAGCACTTATCCCTGAGTCTGAATTTATAGTGAATGAAGCATTACCGGATCGACCAGCGGCTCCAAATATGACGTTTCTAGCTTGAGAGAAGCCTGACCCGACGATATTTACTGTCGATCCAGTAATACCCTCTAACGGTGAAAATGAGCTAATTCCTACGGTGTGGAATATCTGTACTTCTCCGCCTGATATTTCGCTAGTTCCAATTCCTCTTTCGGACTCAACGACTAAAAATCCAGAGCCTGTCACATCTGGCCCAAATGGAGGCGCGAATCTAATTAAATTATTTGATACGTTTACAAAATCATTAGCGGGTACATTAACTCCTAACCCAGAGCCGGATAAGAATACTCCGGTCACAGGTTTTAAATTATTTCCGCTAATAAAACCAGAGACATTTCCATTAAATTTATTTCCTGTTGCTATTCCAGATATAGACGGCGCAGGATAAACAATATTATAAAAGTCCGAAGTTATTATCTTATTTAGGTTTTCATTTGTTTTAGTAGATTCAAAACTAAATGACCCTGACTTGTAGTCTTCCCAAGGGCTCAATATGAACATTTGGCCGCTGCCGGTAAAACTACCGTTTACAGTAAAATCAAACAGAGATAAATTTTTACCATCGCTTCCAGATATTCTAGAAAAACTATTTATAGGATAAAAAGCTGATTGACCTTCTCCCGTTATACCTATAACTGAATCTCCGGATCCAAAATTGCCAAATGAATTTATTCCCGTGATTTGTACTCTTTGATTTAAATTAAAGTTAAAATTACTATCTCCGCTTACGCCTGTTATTGTAGGCAGTGGGAAAAACTCCTCTGTGGTACTCAATATAGAAGGATTGTTACTGCCAGAAACAAGTAGAGTGCTTCTAGTTATATCTCTCGGAACTTTTGTAGTAATAGAAAATCCGCTTTCTGAGAACTTTGTAGTTCCTACGAAATCTCCTGACACAGTAGCGCCAAACTCATCTGAAAAGCTTGCGTTCAAACCCGAAAAGAACAATCCTGTTAAAGTTATTTCTTCTCCAAATACGGCATAATTTCCAGATATACCTGACAGCTCAGCCACTCTAAACTCTTGGCTCCCTGTTACCACTCTCGAAAATCTGTCTTTTAGTCTTGCTACTCCCGAATACTCGCTAGACGTTTGTAGATCTACCTCGAAAGTCCCCTCTGAGTTTGTCCTAGTAACAGTTTTCTTTGGTAGGTCCAAAGATATTTTTTTTGCACTTTTAGAAGCAAAAGATCTTTGTACTATATCATTACCTTCTTTGTCGTAAAATAGAACTTCATCAACTATATTTAAGTTGTCTCCTATTATATCTATTCTATTCCCTGCTCCGAATACAGAATAACTTAAAGAGTCTCCCGTATTTGGTATAAATTGAGACATAAAAGGTCTTGAAGGCATAGAAGAAAATCTAATATCAGAACTAGCGTTGCCTCCACTAGTTATTACGTTTACAAAGTCACTGTTTAAATTCGCAGGTATAGTAAATTGAATTCCCGTTGTAGAAGTTTGAGTAATATTTTCTGCGGCTATATTTGATATAGTTACTTGATTATCTTTCAAGCCGCTAAAAAATCCACTAACGGTTACTACCGTACCTTCTTCCCCTGACAAAGGAGTGAAACCGCTAACGACTGGCCTTTTAAAAACTGATATAGGACTAGAAGTATTACTAACAGCTGCGATATTGGTATACCTTAGCTTTATTCCGGTCGAAGTAAACTCGCTGGGGAACTTGAAAAAGCTTTTGGTTACATAGTTACCAGAGCCTAGTACGCCCGTAGCTTTGACGCTGGCCTGTAATTCTTCTGTTACTGAATTTAATATATCTATTCTAGAATTTTTTAACAGATTTAAGCCAGATACAACTCCAGTAGAAGAAGGCTCTCTTGGCGCCGTTACTCCTCCGATTACTTCTTGTATAAAAGGCGCTCCGATAACAAACAATCCACTCGTCAACGTATCAGAGCCTCCGTAATCTCCGCTTACTGAAATATCTAAGTAAAAACTACCTCTGCCAGAAATCTCCCCTTGCTGTATCCCGCTGGGTAGTCTGAAAGTTACTCTATCGGCAAAAGACGAAGTGGCTACTCCGCTTCCAGTCACGACAGCCGACACTCCAGTATTATCGTTTCTTGAAAGATTAACTTTTGTTATTTTTGACAAATTATTTCCCGTCACAGTAATAAGCTGCCCAGACGTTGCAAAAGAAGGGTTAGCTCCTAACACTTCAGGTAGAGCTCCGCTTATATCAATTATTTTGCCAGAAGGATAAATCTCATCATCTTGACTATACAATGATACTAACTGATTTCCGAGAGGGGTTGTATTGGGGACCACGCCTGACATTAAAGCTGGGTCGATGATTTTAAAACCGCTAACGTCAGTATCTCCAATTTTAATCTTTACGCTTTCTTGCCCTGTATTGTAAGAGAGTATACCTGTTCTAAATCCTGTGCCTTCTATGAAAATATTTTGCCCAGCTATAACGCCTGTGTCTGGGAGTACTCTATTTATAATGGCCGCTGGCGAAACTACAACAATTTCGTCGTCTTGTATAATTTCATCATTGTTTTCGAGTATGAGAGTCATAGATCCCCTCACTGCGTTTATAGGCAAAGAAACATTAAAAGTCGTTCTTGTCCTGTTGGTAACAGAAACCGCATCAGGCACTCCTTTGAAACGTACCTCTTTAACTGCACCCAAAGACTCACCTACTACAGTTATTTCATTTCCTTCTATTTGATATTCAGGTGTCGCTGAATATAATTGAGGGATCGGTATAAAATTGTTCGCAGATATTCCACTATTAAAAGAAGTCCCAGTCACTCCCGAAGCAAAAGAAGAGAAAACTGTCACCCCTGTATGCTCTGCCGCTTTTGGAACTATTGCTTCTATCTCTGAAGGCGATACTAAATTAAATTCGGACTGAGCCGCTCCAAAAGTTACATTTGTTATATTGTAAAAGTTACTGCCTTTTATAGTGATACTCTCGCCCACACCCGCAGAGGCTACATCTAAATTACTGACTTGTATCTTATGATTATCTAACAACTGAACTACTTGCTCGCCCAAAGAAGAGGCTGACCCATCTTGATTTATTACGTATACTGTATCTGTTTTTATATTCGGGGGTAAAGCCCCGCTAATCCCAGATGTCCCATCAAATATTAATCTGTCTGTATCAATTAAAGTGCTGCCCCATTTAATGCTTGATACGGCGGACAAATCTTCTCCGCTAATGTAAAACCCAGAATTTGGATAAAATATATTTGACATTTTATAAAACGTTTAAAGGAACCCCCACATCGTCTCCCCCTGCGCCTACAAACACTGGGCGAGGTCTTGGCTCTATACCAAAGACATTGGAAGTAACTTTAGGGTTGTTTGTTAGTATTTGTAACATGTGAGAAACTTTGTCATCTACAGAAGTCCTTACGGATCTTGATTGCAGCACACCAAAACAAGAAAAGTTTTCTGTGGCAGTAGAACTGTTATGTTTAGACAAATTTAATTTAAATTTACTAGTAACGCCATTATAAGGTAAATATCCCGTAGGATTGTCCACTTCTATTCCCATAGAAACACTTTTTCGGCCGAAATAAATTCTATCAGGCAAAGTTTGACCCGCTTTGTACACAGGGTTTATGTCAACAGAAAAATTATAACTTGCACTTATAAAATCATTAATCGAACCTACTCCTGTTGATGATAAATTTTCTATCGTGATATTTTTACAATTTAATATTTCCTGCTCAGATACTCTAGCGTCAGTTTGAGAAAATTCTCCTTTCAGGTCGTCAAAGAAAACTACCGTAGAATTAGCGATCACAGGAGAGTTTGGATTAAATTGTATGCTGTAAGTTTGTAAATAACCGCTGGTAAAAGTTAATCCTCCAAAACTTCCAGAAATTATTCTACCTTCATTACTTCTTTGATCGCTACCTATCTTTTCTCCTTGATCCGATATAAACTCTTTGATTTTATCTAAGTCCCCTGTTAAGTAATGACTAAACGACATCGAGGAGCCTACTCCATTGCTAGCGAAATAACTTTGAGAATGTCTCTGCCCAGCGTCATATCTAGGATCTATAGTAGTCGCTATATCTAAAGCGCACTGAGTCGCGATAATATCTAGTCCGTTTAAAGTCAGCTTTGTGTTTTTCGCGGAAAATATCATTAATAAAAACTCCTTATTGTTTTATTTGAATCTGCTATTTGATTAGCATTAACGGATAGCTGATTATTCGACAGAACTGGCCTATTCATCTCTATAACCATAGCATTATTATTATCTAAACTTTTAACATTAAGTTTGAAATTTTCTGCCTTGCCTGTAAAAGCTATTCCTGTCTCAAAAACGTTTTCGGTTATTGAAGCCTCTTCTACAGCGGAATGATACAAGAAAGAAGATGGAAATTCTTGCCCAAGTTTATAAACAGGTTGGTAGGCAAAATTTATATTGTACTCTACGCTTTGAAGTACCCCTGTTTGACTATCGCTTGTTATTGTAGCCGGAGAGTTAGCGGTCATAAAAGCAGAATAAGCTGAGTGCCCTACTGAGTTTGCTAAATCTTGGTCTTTCTTTGGTATAACTGATTCTTGAAGCTCTCCACTTATTGGCACGTAAGTTCCTGTACCGAAAAGTTCAAAATTTACATTACAGGTGACGGGCGAATAAGGCTGCATAGAAAGAGAATACTGAGATAATAAGCCTTCTCCACTAATACCTCCAAATTTTATCATAACTCCAGACGTTTGCGATTTCTTCGAGTTCTTTAGACCGCTCGCTATTTCGTTTATTGTATTGAAGCTACCTGTTGATCCATATTTTGTATTTACTATACCGGTCAACACAGGCGTATAAGAAAATGAAATACTTGACGTCCTTGCGCCTTGCGGCGTTTGTTCTGCGGCTCCATGAAAACCGATCGCTTTCACTGGTTGCAAGTCTGCCGCTTGACTAAGAGAGCAGTCATAAGCTAGAATTTTTTCAGTTCTTGCGCCGTACTCTATAATCAGAGGAATTTTGTCGTATCTAATAGAAGCCATTATCTAAATATAGTTCCTTTCAAGGTAAAGTTTATTGACACGTTAGAATTTAGATCCGAAGAATACTGCTCTGATATCAAAAGCATATTGTTGAAAGAAAATGATTGTATACTGCTATTTGTATTATTTTCATTTATCTGAATAGTTACGTCTCTAAAAACTGTCTCTTCTGGCACGAATCTAATATTTTTTATTTTGTAATCATCTGCTTCTATAGCAAAATTCAAAGTAACATCAACAGGAGAGTCCGACACTACCTCTGAAGGAGTTCTATCGTTAAAGGCATACACGGTAGTCCTCGGGGTTTGGATATCGAGGGAATAAGATAAAACTCTATTGGTGTTAAATTCATCTAAATTAATTACAATCGAATTATATCCAGCTACCTTTAGGGAGGTGTCATGCGGGGAAGTAGTTCCAAAATCGAAATAGTTCCCCGTGCCCATCTCTCCATATATTTCCGCCTGCATTGCCAAAGAGGGGATCTCTCCTATAGAACAAGAAGATGAGTAAGAAGATAAATACGCCTCTGTAAACTTAATATTTTGATTTTTGTAGTCTAACTGGCCGCTGAAAGGCACTTCTCCGGTAAATTGCAAAAAGAAATCATCATAAACCATTAAACTTTCTGCTCTTATTGAAGCTGTCTGAGGCGACCCCGGAGCAAAAATCATATTTTGCTGCCCTAAAGTAGAGATGGGCTGAGCGGTAGACTCGTAGCCCAGAGAAATGCTCTGAATAGCATTTATTCCTGTGCCATTTACCGCTAACTTTTGATCCTCTCTCCTTGCGCGTGATAACATCTACATTATTTACACTTTTTAGTGTAATATTTGTAGAGGTATAAGGAAAATGGCTGACGAAAATAGCATTTACAACATAACAGAATACAAAGACTCTGTGACCTACAACAAAGATGATATTGTAGTTGTTTTCGAGAGATTCACTTCTTTTAGCGTACCTAAATCTGCTAAATATTATTACAGCACATCAAATAGTAATTTAGATAATCTGCCAGCTACAGATTCTGCTCTTTGGGGAGGAGTCACTAACCGAGAAGGAAAAACTAAACCTGAGTTTATATGGTCTCCTTCGTATGGATTTACGGCAGAGCACGAGCCGAGGGTAAACAGTATTGTTTTCGGCAATGGGTACGAGCAAAGGTTCAAAGACGGAATTTATAATGACTTAATAAGGTTCACTCTGACTTTTGAGCATAGAGATATAAAAGAAAGCCGTGCTATCAATCATTTTCTCAAATCTAGAAACGGAGTTGAATCTTTTGTATTCCAAAATATACCAGAGCCTCACAATGATTTAGCTTCCGCTGGTTATAGAAAATTATTTGTGTGCAAAAATTGGTCTAGCAATTTTGTTTTTTACAATAACTATACTATCTCAGCTACATTCCAAGAAGTTAATAACTGATGACAGATTATAGCAAAATAGAAAAAAACCAAGCTAAAAAGTCTATTAAATCATTAATGTATGAGTTAACTAACTTAACTCCATCTGCTTTAATGACGTTTTTTGAAATAGACCTTAGCTCAACGGTTGGTTCTATACAATCCAGCTTACTAAAAGACTATCAAGAGATAAGTGAAGCCCTACCTAGTTTTCAAGGTCAGAGCCAAAACGTATTAAGGTTTCATAACAATATAAGAGTATTCAACTCCATTATATTTTGGCAAGGAAATACATTTTTTCCGGCGCCTCTTAAAGCTGATGGATTCGATATAACTTCTAGAGGAGTTTTGCCGACTCCAACTTTATCAATAACTTCTCAAAAAGAGGACGGGATAGAAGCTTTAAGTGTTTTACGCAGAACAATTAGTAAATATGGGGATATAGTTGGAGCTAAGGTGACTAGAATTAGAACTTACGCAAAATTTTTAGATAAAACTAATTTTTCTGATATAAGCGAACAAAACGGAACTCAAGGCATATACGCCTCAAATTTTCCAGAAGGGTACGAGCCTGACCCTTACGCAGAGTTACCGAGAGATATATTTTTTGTAGAAAGAAAATCTCAAGAAACAAAAACTGGAATTACTTATGAGCTGAGTTCTATTCTAGACGTAGAAGGAGTGAAGCTCCCCAGAAGACGAGTGCTTTCTAAGAAATGTGGGTTTACTTATAGGGGCTGCGGTTGCTTTTATGAGGGAGATGGAAATGAAGCTCAGACTCTCGCCGACAATTTGTATTCAAAATGTCAAATAAGAAGATCAGACCTTACGCTTCCAGAAGACGCTCCTCCTGTAGCTAATATAAGAGACGAGAATATAAAAGATATTATAGGAGTATCAGATCTAACGAATAAAGGAAGTTACAATTCTTTGCATAGCTACGAAGTGGGTGATTATGTTAAAATGAAAAAAAATAATATCAACTATTATTTTGTGGCTAGAAAAGCTGTCCCAAGTTCTCAAGGTTCAGAATATGCTCCGCCTAACCCTGACTATTGGATAGCTGATCTTTGCTCTAAAACTTTAAATGGATGCAGAAAAAGATGGGGTCCTCAAGGAGCTATTGTAGTAGGAGACACTACAGACTTCGTAAAAGGAGAGTTGCAATTCGGAGGTTTTCCAAACGCTACAAAACTAGAACAGAACTTGGGCCAATGATAAATAAAGCGGTCAAAAATTATATAAAAAACCATGCCGTGGAGGAAAATCCGAACGAATGCTGTGGGTTAATATATTTTGATGAAAAAGACGAGCTGGTAAAAGCCCAAAAAGTAAGAAACCTCGCTTCTGATAAAAAAATATCTTTTTCAATAGACCCTGTCGGATATTACAGGGTCTCTACATTAGGTAGCGTAAAAGCTATTTACCATTCTCATTCTAATGGAAATACTGACTTTTCCATCAAAGATAAAGAAGATAGTATCAAGCATAAAATTAATTTTGTTTTATACGATCTTTACTCTAATACTTTTAAATTTTTTGACTATAAAAAAAATAAAGAAGAAATCTTAGAGGCAGATTTTCAGTGGGGTAAATCAGATTGTATCTCTCTCGTGCAGAGATATATACAAAAAGAAAAAGGATATCACCTAATATTGCCAGAAGAACTGGACTCTAGAGACTCTAAATGGGTAAATAAAAATTTAAACATTGTTTCAAAAACTTTTGATTTGAACAAGCATGCTTGGACGCAAGTTGATTTTTCCTCTGCTGAAGATTTATGTAATTGTGATATTTTATGTTTTTCTCTTAAGAGTAATATAGATCATTTTGGTATTTATACTTCCAATGGCATGTTTTTACATCATCCAATTGGAAAAAAACCTAAAAGCGATAAAATAGAAAAATATTATAACAATTTAACAAAAGTGTATAGATTTAAACTATGAACGACTCCTTAACAACAATTAAATTTCATGGAGATCTTGGCAAAAGTTTGCCTAGAGACACTTGGCGCCTCGCTGTTAAGACTGTAGGGGAGGCTATAAATGCCGTAGAACAACAAACTAAAATTTTGTACAAAAAACTCATAGAAAACGATCAAAAAAATATAAGATACAGAGTTTTGATAAACGGCAAAGATTTTGTCCGTGATAGTGAAAAAGATATGGAAAGTTTAGAAGGCATACAGTCTTGTGAGCTTGTGATGAATAGAGATATAGATACTATCGACGTTATCCCTGTTATAGAAGGAGCTGGTGATTCTGGAATTGTAGAAACAATAATAGGAGCTGTACTTATTGTAATAGGCGTAATATTGTACATGGGAAACATGCCTGTGCTTGGCACGGCTTTTATTATGGCGGGTATAGGGCTTATGGCTGCGGGTATAGCTAACCTCCTGACCCCAATGCCAGAATTTGATGATTTTAGGCAAATAGAAGGAGGAGGTAGGCCTAGTTATCTTTTCACAGGCCCATCTAATACGATTAGAGAAGGCGGCCCTGTTTTTGTGGGGTACGGCAAACTTTTGATAGGTAGTCAAGTAATACAATCTAGCATAGAAACCAAAGATGAATTAAACGGTAACTATATGAATAAAGCTGCCGATAAAATGACTTTTGTTCCTTGGAAAAAATATTGGGGCAATGAACATTATGGTTTAGATTACGGCAATGACTTCAAGGGAAATATAAAAGGCGATTCAGCAATGGCTCAAAGAGCTGCTATAGTCAGCAAGC